TGGTACGCGGCTCCCCCCCCCCCAGCATAGAGGGACGCTGCTGTCGCAACGGCTGCCCATCAGAGCCCAGTATCTGTACTTTATTCATCAGAATCTAAACCTCGCTGGTTTCCGGGGACGAGAGATAATCCCCAGTTGCGCCTGCAGAAGTTGAATCAGGGCCAGCAGATCAGCCAGGGTGCTTTGCTGATAGGACACTGATCGCGTCCCGTCTCCCTGCGTATAGGAAAACGAAACACCGTGGCTCCCGGTTGCTAAATCAATGTACGCCTGCTGAGCTTTCGCAAGCGCATCCCTGAGCTGATCGTCAGTCATTGCGCCGGCAAGCAGGCTGGTGTTCCGGTTGAACATGATTTTCCTTATTTCGGCAGGAGTTGCGATATTCGCTTACGTTTGACCGGCGCTGGTTCTTCAATAACCGCACCCGGCAGCTCGTAATTGATTTTTTCTTCCTGTCCAACTGGCGCTGGCAGGAACTTATCCGGATCGGCTTCGAGGTTGGCGGCCCGGACGTTGAGTTTTAACCCCATATGTTTGAGACCGCACAGCGCGGCATAGCTGTAAACGAGGCAGTCAAGCGCTTCGTTAGCTCGTCCTGGTATTGCTTCCCAGATACTGTACCGCTGCCCGGAAATGACTTTGTAAACCAGTCGCTCCGCCAGCAGCTGATTGAAGTACCCGAGATCGCGATCGTCAGGAAAATGCATATAACCCGCAGCGGCGGCGCCAGGTTTGGGTGGCTCAAGATGCAGGCGACCGCGTATCACGTCTTTCGCTGAGTTAACCCCCAGAATGACAGGGCGGAAACTGGCTTTGCTTTTCGATGATGGTCGTTTGGTCGGCCAGACAGGATTGCGTTTGCCTCCCTGTGCAGACTCCCCCTTAATTGCCCAGACACGACGGCCAAGACGCTCTTTGGCGAATTCGTATACCTTCTGCGTATGGTGGCCGCCGGAGTCCATGCACGTTGCCATGATATTCAGGCCGCGCCCGTCACCACGTCGCCAGATCTGTTTCAGGTATGCATCCAGTCGCTTCCAGGGTTCTTCCGTCTCAAGGTCACCATAAATAACGTCATGCGCGACCGACCACGATTCTTCATCTCTCCCCCAGCCGGTGATCGTAATTTCGAAGCGATCGTCCTGGGTATCAACTCCAGCTGTTAACAATGCCACCCCGTCCGGAACGACGGCCGGAAATATTTCCCGGCGCGCCAGCAGAACATCAACAGGGAGCTGTTTCCCATGATTAGGTCGGTGCGGAAGCCCCATCTGGGTATTCCACCACGCCTGTTCCTTATCCGGATCGCCCTTCGCATCGATATATTTTTTCGCAATATCCGACGGCTTATCTTTTTGCCAGGGGCTGAAAAGCTTGGATGCCTGGTACCCCACGTGGTGGTTATCGACTGCCTCCTTTCCACAGGAGGGGCAGATTGCGCGATAGACCGCATGCCGTTCCGACTCTGACCATTGCCAGACCTTTTCAACGCTGCCCTCGTCTGCCGCCCGCCAGGCAAGGTCATAATCCATCAGCGGTGAGTGCCGCTCCCCGCAGCACTCAAATGGGCGCGTCTGATGCCATCGAATAGTTTGCAGAGCTCTGAGGCGCTGTCCTTCGGACCAGCCACTACCACAGCATTCGCAATAGAGCATCGCCGATTTAGTCAGGTGTTTATCTCCCTCTTTCGGCCACTGAACGTGTTTGAAAAAGTCGGGGAACTGGCGGTGGCCACAGTGCGGGCAAACCACAGATGCCCGGCGCTGATCGGAGTCGGCGTAGCTGTCAGCAATGCGGCTCTCATCCTCCACCGTCGGCGAACAGGCGCGTACAGACAGCCAGGTCAGGCCAAATGTCGCTGTACGCTCTTCGGCCAGCGCAATTGGATCGCCTTCGCGGGTTATCGGGTACTTGTCCACTTCATCCGCCAGCAGGACACGAATCGGACGACGCGCAAGGTTATCAGGGCTACCAGCACCCGCCAGCGCCAGAAATCCGCCAGTGAACGCCTTGTAAAGAATGGTTTCTTTCGAGCTTTTCTGTTTCGAATCACCGATGATTTTACGCAGTACCGGCGTCACCCTTACCAGCGGGCTAATACGCTCTTTCGAAAACTGTTCAGCGGCTTCTTCTTTCGGCTGCAGCAGCAGTATCGGACAAGGATCGAGGTGGGCTAAATAGCCAAAAAGGTTTTCCAGCAGTGCTGTCTTCATCAACTGGGTACAGCACATTACAGTGATGATATGAACCCCGGACTCCGTCGCGGCAAGCATCGGTCCGCGGGCAATTTCTACCGTCGATGTTTCCCAGTTTCCCGAAGTGCTCCCAGCCTCTTTTGCCAGCTTACGATAGTCATCTGCCCACTGCGGCACACTGATACGCGGCGGGGGTGTCCAGCCTTTGCGGACGCTTAATTCAAGACGCTCAATCTTCTGCCGGGTTAAACTCTGGCTCTCCGAGGACTGAGATGTGTTTGTGGACATGTTCAATCAGCACCTCTGTCATCCTGTCCGCCGGTACATCCAGATCAGCAGCCATTAGCGGCGCCACCCTGGACGGCCAGTTAAGCCAGGCATCACGCTGTTGGCGAAAGGCGTTGAATAAAACCTCCTCGGCTGCTGTCAGCTCAATAAGCTGGCCGCTGTCTTTTTCATACTGCAGCTTTGCCTGCAGGGCCATGTAATTCTCGCGGATACGTCCCGCTTCCTCTCTCGAAAGATCTGCCCCTTCAGTGAGCATTATCTGGCGGACAGTTTTATTGATTTCATCACCGTCATCATCGTTATCGCTAACGACGGGAGTTTTCTTTTTCTTCGCGTTCGAGGCGCGCGGGTCTTTGCCATCGCGGTTTTTCTTCAATGCCGCATCGCTGGCCTCTACGTCAATCAGGTCTCCGTCCATCACAATGAAGCGCCCGGCTTTAATCCACCGACCAATTGTTTTGCGATCCACACCTGAATGTTGTGCGTACTGACTCTGGTTCATCGTGGTCATGGGACATCACCTGGGACATTTTCTGGGGTGGGACATTCGCCTGGGACATTTTTGCCATGTCCCACCAGAATGTCCCACTGGAATAAACTGGAATAGCCAGAGCTGGCGAGGTGTCCGTAATGATCGCCAGAGGTGGGACATGGGACACAAATCTGAAAGTTGTAGCTAGGAAAACACCGCGGCGCGCAATGCCCGTACCTTACAAAAGTCTCAGGAAGGACCCATTTTTTTAATGGCTTCGACCATTCGCTCCGACTATGATTATTCCTATTCAATACAAGGAGAATGTAATGGGTAACAATATAATCAAAATAACTTTCGTAGCCGCAGTGCTGGCATCACCAATTGCTCATGCCCAGTGGGTAACTAATACTGAAGATGACCTTTTCTCTGGTGGTAAGAAAGCAATGATGCTTGGCGAGGTTTCATCCGACAATGGCGCCATTGTGTTTGACTGCACTAAAGAAAAGCTATCGGCGGCATACGTTGAAATGGATAAAAGCACCGAATCACTATCAGAGGTACCAATGGACCTGATAATGAAGGTCGACGGGAATACCGCAGTGAAGCTCGATGCTACCCTTTCAAGACGTAATGTTCAGAGCCTCCAGATTCAATCGGATGACACGGACCAACTAAAAACAGTGCTTAAGCAGCTTCAGGGGGCGAAATCCAAAGTGTTAGTTGGTGTGCAAACAAAGGATGGCGGAAACCAGCATTCCATGTCAGCCAATGTTTCTGGATCGACAACTGCAGTAAACAGCTTCATAAAAGCTTGCGAAATTAACTTATAAGTTACTGCTTTTATTTTGCCGTCCTGATGGCTTCTGCTATCGCCTGATTTAAAGCAGACGGTAGCAGTGCGTTCGCCATGGTACGGGCCCTATCCATATACCCCAGCACTGGAGTCACAGGTAGCGCATCACCAAACCGGATCAAAAGCTTTGGAGAACGCTGTTTGCGTTTCGGTCTTCGCGTCCCGTTAGCGGAACGTTTGGCCCGTCGCTTCTTAGCTTTCATCGGCTTCTTACGCTGCCAGACAGCGTTAACGCCATCAACCTCACCTACGAATACATTTTCCTTTGCTTTAAGCTGTGAGAGCTTATTACGCGGCATGTTGCCGTATTTGTTTAGCTTAACGTTCTTGGGATTTAATAGAGCCTGGCTATTGAGCTTGTGCTCTCCGCCAAACTCGAATGGTTCCAGATAACCAGCAGCGGTATCACGGACAAAAACCTTTGCGGTCAGATTGTTCTTTCTTGCCGCCACCGAACCAACTGATTTAACGGTAAACGGCGTGGGGCTCTCCAGATGCCGTTCGAATGCCGTTTTCTGAGCCACCTCAATCTGGCGTACAACTTTTGTCATCGCTTGAGCAGTGGCGAACGGTATCTGTTTCTGAATTTGTTTCAGCTGTTGAGACAAGTCTTTAAGAGTTGGCATTCGTGAATCCTTACCTAGGGCATTATCGTAGACATTCAGTGAATGCCTACTGTAATGCCGTTAGTCATCAAGCTGTAACACACCGTGCTCCAGTGACTCGGAATAGGCAATCAGTCCTGTGTACTCAGGGATAACCACACCATCATCAGCTTCGAATTCAGGAATTGTTCCGGTAGTGATGGTGTATTGGGGCTGGCCATCTTCTTTCGCGAAGGCTGCCAGGTCTTCAATCTGCTTAGCTGTAAGAACTACTGTCATGCGCATACCTCAGTTGTTAAAAAGCCCCGCTATTGCGAGGCCTAGGGTTATTTGTATCGCGACCGACTACCTGTGAATGATAAAAAGCGATTTACACTTTGGGCAAAGTAATACCTGTTGCTGACGTACTTTCGTGGTCGACTGAGTAGATTTATGTCCACATATCGGACACGTGACAGTCATATTGGCTACAAGCCCAACACGCTGCATTGCGTAATCGAAGAATGACATGATGGCTGACCTTTTAATGAATGTGGTTTATCATACCGCATTCCGTTCAATTATTAACCAATTGCTGTCATCCAACTAGCAAATGTGGATGCATAATGTACTCATGCTCAACAGCCAGTACATGCTTATTCTCTTTCATCTGGCGACTGCTGATTGCGAAGCTCATTGTTGGCTATTTGACTCTCTCACTGAGTCATGAATCCGCTCACACGTCATTCCAGCGCGGTAGCTTTCGTCAGCTCGTCCAGCATAATATCGAGCTTCTTCTGCAAGGCGTCCGAGCATGTCGGCGAGCACTGCGGCGTCGGCTCCGGCTGTTTTGCTTCTGACGGCAGCGGCAAGATCTGCGGTGTGCTTTGCGGCGTCCAGGCGGGTGGCAAGTTTTGTTGCTTCGGCGCGCAGCTGGCTAACAGTGGCAGACAAACCAGCAGCAGTAGCGGCCGATTTAGCGGCTTGTGCTTGTGCATCTCTTACAGCCTCATCACGGGCAATAATACGCCCTTGTTCAATCATGCGGGCTGCGGTCTGTGCGTTCGCTGTTTGCGATGATTCTACTCTGTCACGCTCGGCCCACTTCTTTTCCCAACCGCTGCTGCTCCATACACTACCCGCGATGAATGCAACGGCCACCAGCAGCGAAAAAACAATGAACTGATAGCGCAGGCTCACTGGTCTAGCCCCCAGCACGTCAGCGCGCTTTCCTGGTCTCGTCGTTCAACCTGCCCATAGCAACCATTCTTCTGGCCTTTGGTCAGACGACAATCGCGACCACCGTCTTTAATCCACCAGCGGATCGCTTCACAAGCACCTTTACGGTCGCCAGCATTTATTCGCTTATAGAACGTGGACGGGAAACATTTTCCGGGGCCGATGTTATATGGGCAGAAAGACGCGATCCCGGCTTTCTGTGGTTCGGTCAGTGGTACTTTGATATTTCGCTCAACCCACGCCAGCGCCTTATCGCGTTCTATGGCGTTCACCTGGGCGCATTTCTCAACAGATAGATTCATGCCCTGAACTACTGGCTTACCATCAACCATCGTGGCGCCACGGCAAATTGTCCAAATACCGGAGCCATCTTTATAAGCGTTCAGGCTGTTGCCTTCTCTCTCATCCAGAAACTGATCGAGAATAACGGGTGCAGATGCTCCAGCAAGAATAAAACCAACGACCGCTGCGCTCAGTTTATTCTTCAGCTTTGGTGGCATAGCCATTGCGCCGATCCTCCCGTTCTTTCCAGCGGAAATACCAGTTCACTGCACAGGTGATAACTGTGCATGCGATACCGACAATAATTGCCCAATCGCTCAGGCTTAACCCTGCAATTCTGTCGGCCAACATCCAGGATACCTCTTTTGCTGTTTTAGCTGTTTCGGCGTATGCCTTCGCTGATACACCGCAGCCGGCAAGCGTGGTTCCTGATCCATATGAAAGTCTGCTGTAAATGGTGCTCATTCTGGTCATAGCCTCACCTCCGATTCTTCGGATGGCGCTGTGTGTGATGAAAGGTTCAGGCTTCACGGGCTGGATTTATCAACAAAGCACGTAGCGGATGATTCCCGTGAGCCTGAAATTGATGAATATGTCTGAAATAACTAGACCATTAGTAAAACAACTCGATAAATGTGGTTAAATGAGACTACGTTCTCACAACTTAATTAGTACCAATGATTATCAAGCCCTGCCCCTACTGCGGAAAGTTAATTAACCCAGAATCACTTGTGTGTAGCCACTGCCGGATAGTGAATCCTTTTGTGAAGGCCAGCAGAAGAGAAAAAGCGAAGAATGTATTAGTAATCGCTCTCGTTGCTGCTTTTTTAATTTGGATGATTCTCTGAGTTGCCAGTTTTCAATGAAGATAATGCGGGCAAAAAAAAGCCTGCTCGGACGAACAGGCATGAAAAATAACAATACCGTCAAGGAGGTGGCGCCGGGTGCCTCCCGGTGGAACAGCCCCAGCCGACTAGTTCCGCGCAAACAAACCTGGACAAAAAAGTTTGACTGGACGCCCCGCCGCATAGGGGGATTCACCACGAACCAAAAGATAAAATCATCCGGTGACCGGGGCAATATCTAACCGGAACTTTTCAGAATCACTTATTGTTTCCTGGAGAGTACATGAGCGTTGGTGAATTCACGTGATGCTTTTGGATGAGCGCTGAACCCAAAGGTCAGTATTTTCACACAGCAATTTTGCAAAAAGCAGCGCCCATTCAAAACCAGGTCGCTTTCCAGTCACTCCGGGGAACCCATCATCGCAGACTGGAAAGCTTTTACTGGAGCGGGCAGCGGGAATCGAACCCGCATCTTCAGCTTGGAAGGCTGAGGTAATAGCCATTATACGATGCCCGCATGATGTGTCGCTCCAGGTGAGGTCCATGTATATGCTTAAGCCAGCATAGTATAGAAACATAAGTCGCCGTAACTGGACGATGCATCGCGTAGATGAGATTATTAACGAATGAAATTTGACATCTGAATCATGACGTTTCAGTCCTCTTCCCGAACGTAGCCTGCAGATGTACGAACTTCTGCACGAGAGGCAGCGTGATCTGGGTGCAACTAATTATTCACAGGAGAATATATTGGAAATTCAACATAGTCTTCATGACTGGAGCACTGGTCTTAAAGCCTCAGCGTCAACCTTCATGTTTATCATGTTTTTAGTTTACGCTGTCTGATGTAGATAACAAAATCAGCGCTGTCACTCATAAAAGGATAACACTATACCCGCCGGGTGGCAGGTTGGGGGTGGTCTTGTCCGCTACCGAAGTCAAACCCCGTATCATTAAGCTAGAAGGCTGATACTATGTCTGGTCGAACTAATTGGCGTAGGATGATACTTGGTGGACTTGAATCAGTACCCAACAGAAATCAATCTTGCCCCTTGCCCTGTAAGATAAGAACCAAATGTTACTTTCGCAGCACTCGTTCATTCGAGGTGCTGGAAGTATATGGCGCATAGTAATCAGGTGTGATCATTGAAGATTTACAAAAAATACACTTTGCACCAAAGGGATTTTTCTCGGTCACATCAAAATGGGAAGTTCTGTACTGTGAGCCATGACAACAAGGGCACTTAAAATAAATATGGTCGGTCATAATGTTAGCCTTTCTTTGCAACAACAATCACTACCGCAACGATATCCAGAAGATGTATTTAACTAAAAACCTCTCTTGGTTTTCAGTAACAGGATACAATTCACTATTAAAAATGGCAGAAAGAAATATTTATTACTAGTTCATATGATAATTTTAAATAAAATAACTTTCTTTATATTATAGCATCAGCGATTTTGGATGTTGTTAGATTTTATGAGAGCAATTAAGCATGCAAAAAACACAGAGGAAAATAACAAATAACATTTATAAAATGAGCACTTCATTTGCTCTTCCTAGCAATTAGACTCGGATATCTGTTCAGATAGATTTGAACGGATGTCCGAGCATCTGAAAAAAACCAATATATCTACTCAGGTTTTAACCGTCTTCGTTATCGTATATTAGTTTAAATCAGGAGAAGGGTCAGGCAGCTACGACATTTTCGGCTGACGGCCCTTTTGCACCAGCAGTAATGCTGAATTCAACTTTTTGGCCTTCATTCAGCGTTTTAAAACCACCACTCTGAATAGCAGAGAAGTGTACAAACACATCTTTACTACCATTATCAGGGGTAATAAAACCAAAACCTTTAGACTCATTGAACCATTTTACTAAACCAGTCATTTTATTAGACACAGGTATTCCTTAATTTCTACGTAGCCTTACAGCGAAAAGGTTTTCGCACACAATCTAATTAGTAACGATAAGAAGGCTCAAAAGGAAGGATTATCAGTGGATAACGCTTGAGATGAGAACTGCTTTACTAAACCGCTTTAATGGGTCTGTGTACCAAAACAACCACTCATTAATCACACAACCCACAAGCAATAGCAAGTTATTTTTTCATTAAATTGTTCAGAACATCTTAGAAATGGATGCTGTGACAGCATAATCAGTGATTTTTTGACCTCGATAACATATGAGTGATTGTCCCCTGTATGAAAAGAAACAGAATACATCAGTTTTATCAAGCACCTATAAAGAACTTTCAATCACTCTGAAAAAATCCAGTAACGAAGTTTTTGTTCTATGTTTTCGTAGTCCAGGGAATTGGTGGTAACAAAGGAAATCATTTAATCCAACTAAAAAACAATATTTACAAAACTATGAAACTTTTATTTCATATATGTGTATTATTAGGCACAGGAAATTAGAACTTTCAAAGGAGAAAAAATGCAAAGACAGAAAATGATATCATCGAAAATAAAATTTGTTGGTTACTACCCATTAGAAAAAATCCTCGAGATAGGATTCGTTAACTCTTCAACCTTCCAGTACGTTGGTGTCCCAGAAAGCATCTATAATTCTTTTCTAACAGTACAATCTAAAGGTCGTTTCTTTGATGGTGTTATTAAAGGTAAATTCTTGTGTCGTAAAACCGGATGATTCAAGAAAACCACTCTTACTTATAGCCTGAAAGTCGTTTTTATTGCTTCCGGTTGTTGGTGTCCATTTGCACAGGAGGTTGATATCCCACAGAACACTATTCCCATCAACTTCATACCCTTCATTAAAATGAATCTTTGCAATACAGGAATGCTTACAATTTTCGAGATCTTAGAAAATAAAACCCCGCCGAGGCAGGGTTTCAATGATTAGTTTCGTGCAGGCGCTATACCCCACGATTCAAATCGTACAGGACAGAAGTATGCAAAGTCAACACTATCATACGAAAACTTGTCGGCATCTGTTCCGATCGTATTAATTACTGGTTACTTTCTCAAATTCTGATGACGCGTGATGCTCTCCCTTGTGCAATACATCAACCAGCATTTCATAGAATGGTTTCCAGTTACGCGACCATGAGGACTGATGGAGATCCGGGAGGCGTTTCAGAATGGTTCGGTGTACCGTCGCAGAGGAGATAGCAGAGAATCCATTACCAGAGCAACGTTCACACGTTTTGAAAACCGGTGCGCCCCGCTCTTTTGTCGCTTTACGGTCCAGCACCTCACCTTTGCCACCGCAACGACACCTGGCACTTATCGTTCCTTTCCCTTCACAAGTTTCACAGACAGCAGGCACAATCTCTGTAACTTCTGTCCACAGCTCCCAGTCTGACGGACGAACGGCTCGCGAACGGCTCGCCCAGTATGGCGCTTTTCCCCACGGGTACGAAACCTTACGTGTGACCTGTTCGCGGGTTGTTCTTCCGCTACCGCGGCAACAGTGACATATCACACTGGTCGCCGCCGAACGGGAATATTCAGCAAAGGCAAATTGTGCCAACATCTGCATGCACCATCCGAACTGTCCACCAGCTGCTTTGCGAACATTCTTTGGTGCGGCGTCCATCGCATATCGCGACAGTGCCTGAACTGCGAGCTGTTCATCCGTTTTGCTGATTCCCGCTTTACCGAAGAACGCCGCCAGGCCGAACCGCGCACGGCTGCTGGTGGTACCAATAGCAGCCATTACATCTGTACCGGTGAGACGATCCGGCGAAGTTCCTTTCACGTCGTCGCTGATGTGCATTCCCTGAGGACTGAAATGTTTAAGAGCTGCTTCCAGTTTCATTGAATAGTGTCTCCCTTCTCAGCAGTGCCAAACCAGCCAGGATGCGCCCACTGGATATCGGTAACTTTATGACCATTCCCCCATAGTGATATCGCGCGCATTGCAACGTAGTGCATAAAGATTTTTTCCCGCTCGAGCCATTCATCTTCAGATTTATCTTCAAGAAACTCATCGATTGAATCGGCAATAAGACCAAAGCATTCGGGATAGTCGCTATGACTGACAGCTATGTCTCGTGCGGCATCCTGGAGCTCCATGAAGCGCTTTTTGGTGAATAAATAAGACATTTCGTGAATTAGACGATCCATTATTGGTTCCTTAAGCTTTTGCATACCGACGCGGTTGTGATTTTTGCTGCGGGGCTGATTTTGATTTCGCTTCTTCCTGGTCAATCGGCAAAAAATGCCCATTGTAGAAACGGCGGTATACGGTCCCAAGAACGCCGTTACGCTGTTTGGTGATGTTAATTTCCGCGATCCCTTTTGCCGGTGATTCGGGGTTATACACTTCATCGCGATAGAGCATCATGATGATGTCAGCATCTGCCTCAATTTCGCCGGAGTTCTTCAGGTCTGAGTTCATAGGACGTTTGTTAGGTCGGGATTCCACGCCTCTCGAAAGCTGGCTCAGCGCCAAGACGGGAGTGCGGTTTGTTTTGGCGAGGCGCTTTAATCCCTTCGACAACTCACCCACCGCGAGGTCATAGCGTGCCGTACTCTGGATCTTAATGAGTAACAGATAATCGATAACTACCAGCGCGGTTTCAGGATGAGCAATCTGATGACTGGTTGCCGTTTGCTGGATCTGTTCAAGCGTCAGATCTGTGGCATCAACCATCCAGATATTGCGCCCGGTAAGATGCCCGATACCTGTAGATAACCTTGCCCAGTCTTCATCTTCAAACTTCGCGGCCTCTTTGAGCCTGGACACTGACATGCCACCAGCAGCAGACACCATTCGCTCGCCAATCTGGATGTTGGCCATCTCCATGCTGAAAAACAGTACGCCATGCCCCTGCTCTGATACTTTATCGATAATGTCCAGGGCAAACTCGGTTTTCCCCATCGACGGACGGGCGGCAATGAAGACCAGATCTGTCGGTTCAATGCCACCGGTTTTTACGTCCAGTTCTTCAATACCGGTCATCAGAGGTTTGGCTTCTTCCAGCCCCTGATTTCTTGCGTCTACCCGGTCAATTACCGCAGGTAAAATTTCATCAATATGCACAGGTTGAACGGTATCAGGAGTGAGTGAGATTGCAGCCATAGCCCCCTGTGCGGCCCTCAACGCTTCGACTGCGTTATCACCATTGGCAGCATTGCGAATGCCAGCCAGCGCCGTCTCGATTACAGCCTCAGCGTCACGAACGGCAGCGTTACGTTCCAGAGTGGAGACGTAATACGTCAGCGCTGATTTAGCCCAGGCGATACGACTTGATTCGAGTATCGTTGCGCTGTGTTCTGGCATGGACTCACAAAGCAACAGTGGATCTATCACTCCGGTTCCGCGAGCCTGACGACAAATGCCAGAATAAATTTCACGGTACTGACGGACGGAGAATACGCTCGCCGGCATACGGGAAAGAATGCCCAGAACCTCAGGATCGGTATTGCGCAGAAAAATTGCGCCAATTACCGCACCTTCCAGATCATTATTTTTCCATACCGGAGTCATCATGCCGTTATCCCTGCAGCAATTGCGCGATAGCTTTCCCAGCCAAACGCCAGACGGTTTCGCCCACCATCGGTAACCCTGTCTACGATGCGCTCACCGATGGACTCCTTCAATTGCTCAAAGGTCAGGTTACTTATCAGGATTGTCGGAAGTACGCTCTCATAGCGGGCGTTGATAATTTCCTGCAGGATGGTCATTTCCGTCGGACTACCGAATTGCACGCCCACCTCATCGATAATCAGCAGATCCAGTGATGCGAAACGCTCGATAACGTCTTCTTCGGTACTGTCAGCGCCATGGCGCCACGTGTTTTTCACAGCCCGGGTAAGGCGCATAACATCGGTGATTTCCACGCTGGCCAGATACTCACGAACAATGCTCTTTGCCATCGATACCGCCAGATGGTTCTTTCCTGTCCCGCAGTTCCCGGTCATCACCAGCCCCGTTCCTGCGTTAAGACGCTCCGACCAGCTGTTGACATAGCGCTGGCATGCTGCAAGGTTTTTTGCGGCACCCTGATTAACCGCTTGATAATTACTAAACTCACAGCCCTCAAATCGGCGGGCGATCCCGACGTTGTCCAGCAGGTCAGATACCTGCAACGCACGCAGCCCGGCATCGACTGCCGCCAGCTCATCGCGCACGCACCCCGGGCACAGGGAATGTTTAACATTTTCGGTACCACGAAACGCTTTCCCAGTGAGCGACATGCGCTCATAGTCGCCATGTTTTTCGCAGGCTGCGGTGTGGACTTCTCCTGACTCCCAGCCCCTTAACTGCCACGGTTTTTTATGTTCTACAGCGAACGCTAGTTCTTCACGAAGCCCTTCACGTTTCGCCAGCATAGAATCCCTTTCTTCGCGTTGTTTGATGTTCAGCATTGCGTTTCCCCTTGTCACCAGTTGCAGTCTGATTGGCCGTAATCCTGTTCACTGAAGCCAGATACCGGAAGCGCACTGCGACGCCCACCTCCGGGAGCGGATGGAGTTTGCCAGGCTTCTTCGAAATGCCGATCAGGTCCAAAGAACGTTGCCGCCTGTTTGACGTATTCAGTACCAAGCTTGCCCGTCGTGCGGATGTAGGCCGCGTAGCGCTGCACGCCCGCCAGCAACTCTGATGCCGTAGCGCCGTCGGCGATGCGAGCCTTCCAGTGTTTGTAGGCCGTTGCTTTCGGATTGCCACCAGCGCGTTTTGGGTATGCTTGCCAGGCGGTTTCGAACTCTGGAGAGTATTCCTGTCGCGCTGCTGGTTTCGTACCACTGGTTTTCCCAGATGATTTACCACTTTCGGAAATGGCCGTCGGTGTAGCGGCGCCAGCCGATGCACCAAGAGTGTTTTTAATCTCTGTAGTAGTCTTTGTTGTAGTAACCATTAGAGAGCGGGCGTTTTTCCCCTCATCCATCGGTGCATCCTGCACTTGTCGATCAGGGCAACTTGCCCCGTTCGATGAGGGCACCTGTTCCGCATCATTAAGCAACTCGCAATCATGGTTGATGGTGTAATAATTTGTCCGGTCATGCTGGGACTTATTGAGCTGCTCGACATCGAGACATCCCTGTTTGACGAGTGATGTAAAAGCGCGTTTAACGGTATCTGCTGACCAGAACGGGAATTGTTTTACCCACGACTCATAGCTGTTGAATACCCAGCGACGACCAGAATGGATAACTCCCTGCTCTTTGTCGTTAATCCAGTAGTTAACCTGCTGCAATACGATCGCTTCGTTCAGACCGATGCGCGTAGCAAGCTCAGGGTTGATGACTAGAGGGCGAAAATTAAAAAGCATGCTCATGCTGCACCCGCTAACTCAGTATCGTGAGTAAACTTGCCATCCTAGCGCTTCTTCATCGGAAGATGCCCCTTGAGATAGTGTCGGTAAATCCACACCGCGCCTTTGCGCAGCAGGATCGGCTTGAATGTGTCGCGCATATCGCCGTCGTCCTGCTCTACCTGCCCGGTACGCTCACTGAGATACAGATCACGCGCATAATTATTTACCCGCCAGCGCGGATACTTAGCTTTTGGCTGATCGTCATATAGCCAGTTATGCTCGAATAAAAACGCATTGACCCGCTGGACGTTGACGCCGTTAAGCTGCTTACAGAACTGGCAAGGAGACATACCCGGATGAAAGAGATTTTCCAGGTGCTCGATGTACTTTGCCTGGCGCTCGACGTATCCAAGTGCTCGACGGGCAGCTTCACGTTCGTCAGCCCATGCGCGAGCAGCTGCGACTTCGTCTGAAAAATCAGGCAGATCTGAATTAACCGCCACCAGCTTACCTGTGCGAAAGTCGAGGAAGGTCTGATTCACCTGCAAGCGGAATACTGGTGAGATCCACCCGGCATACTCAATGGCCAGCAGTTCGTGAGCGAAAGTGCCGCCATTCCTGCCTTCGTCTGAAACTATGCAAATCTGCACAGTTTCTTTTTCCAGCTCAGCGATCAGCGATTTAGCAGTTTGAGTGCGCAACCACTGAGCGGGGGCTTTGTTAGCACCAAGGCCACTCGCCTTGTGCAAAGCATTCAGGTTAAAACGCCCTTCAGCATCGGTAGTGATTTCCACACCTGCAATAACAGGTAGGCTTTCAGCATCATTACTTGAATTATTCAGATGTTTATTGATATTATTTTTCACGAATTTACCTCGCCAGGTAGATTTATGCAGGTATGAACAGTAGTGAAGTTAGAAAAGGCCGGTGAGGGAACCCATTCTCTTTCCGGCTTTTTTCTTACCGTCTCTCCGATCTGATGTTGTCGTCTGACCAATAGCCCACTGGCGTGCGTAGTAAAGACAATCGTCATACGCCCTGCCTTTGCGGGTTGCCTGCGACATCCGGCGGTAGTGGTCAACTCCGACCAGCCTCCCCCCTGACACACCGGCTCTGAAAATCCCTCGGACGCCAGCTGCGCGGCAATATTCTTGCGAATAAAATCTACCGGATTCATACTGTTATCCGCTCCAGAACATCAAATGAGACAGGATATGGAAAACCCGATCGCTAAACTTGCGCTTAACTACTGGTACAAAGTGCTTATTGCTGGCGGATTCTTTGTCTTCTTGGTGAATGGAACCGGGATCCTCACTGCATACCCGACAGCAGGTACTGGACTCATTTCCCTTGGTTGCGCTTTGTGGGGAGTCGGCGAATGGATTAACCACCCCTACCAGGAGGTATTGATCCCCGGAGTTTTTGGCCGACCATCCGGGAAGCTGTCCGGTTACCCCAGAAAAGTCAGCTTGGCCGGTATTGCCTTCGATGTTATCGGTGGCGCCCTTATCGTCTTTGGAATTGTTAAATTGTTCCAATGACCACCCAATTAGACTTACACCCCCAGTAGCTGGATCGATAACTACAGACCCAGGAAACTTACGCTCAAGATCAACCAGCATCATCCTTAGCGCCTCAAGGTCAGAATATCGCTGTGGCATGTCACACCTCTGCGCTTCTATTCCTCAATGGAGAAAAAATGAGATTTTCTTTTTTCAAACTGAGGTTGGGGGAAACCTTAGATACAGCAACCTCAATACGTGAGGCCATTGCTACAGATGGACGACGGAACCCTAAAGCCATTTGATTTAAGTAAGCGACGCTCGTGCCCGATAGTTGAGCCAACTGCTTCCACTCATCTGTAGTCATAACGTCCCTGATTGAGAGCAATCCTCTATACATGTTACCTCCCGCTCTGTATTCATTATTAGCAACGTGCTAACATTAGCACACCACCAAACAATGTAGCAATACGCTACAAAGCACATTGCTAACAAAGGGGCCAACATGGAAATCAAAGATATTCGATTAAATAACCTACAATCAGTAATTCAACGCAGCGGTTTAACGCAGACTGAATTGGCTTTGAAATGTGATATATCTCCTTCACTTATCAGCCAGATAATGACTAAACGCAGAAATATGGGGACCGCTTTTGCCCGGAAACTGGAAGGTAGGCTAAATCTTTCAGAAGGGTGGTTTGACATGCCTCACTCCCTGCTAGACTCGCCGTGGCATCTGGCAAAAATGGGAGAAAAAGACAATCTAGTGGCTGGTCAAGAACAACCATTAAACAAAAGAGAGAGCCGTCTTGTAGAGCTATTCAGACAGATGCCTGAAAGCGAAAAAGACAGAATAATAAATGATTTAGCACAAAAAAAACGAGATTTTGACAAACTTCTTGATGAACTAATGGCCGTGAAAGCTGCAAAGATGCCAATTGATAAAAATGAAAATGAATAATAAAAACATTGTGTTATAAAAAAACAGCAAAATATTAGCATTTTGCTATTGTCACAATTAACGCGCAGCGCTACATTCACCTCATCCAGTAAATTAGTGAGGTGAATGTAATGTTCAGTACAAATCACGACCCAAGATCAATTAATTCTCTTTTGCTTTGTGCTCAGGTAGCGTTATTGAATGGTTCTGTTTCAAATATCGATATTATCAATGTTTTAGACGTAGCGCAGGACCTAATTTCATTAACCGTCACCATCTCGGCTGATAATGAAATAAGCGCCACTAATTCAAACAAAGAACAACCCACACCACGATACGCTCCTTACACTGGCAGTATTAACATTGGTCAACGCATACGACTGGCACGCAAATACTCTGACCTAAAACAGAGCCATATAGCTAACGCTTTAGGGGTAACCATTCAAGCGGTGTCCTTATGGGAAAATGACTCAACAGTTCCCACCTGCGACAAAATTATCCCACTGGCTAACGTACTTAAATGCGATCCGATGTGGTTATTATCAGGTGCTCCTTTAGAAGTCACAGAGGAATCCTGATGATGAAAACCCATGTTGAAATGTTGGAAAGCATCGCAGCTGATATTGTCGAAAACACCTCGTTACTTGAGGTGATTTACCGCATCAATGAATTGCCACCAGAAGCCGATAATGCAATTGCTTGCCTTATTCGCTCAATGCAGAAAACGCTGGATGGTGTTAATGAGTATGTTTCGATGTTACCCACTACTACTCGAGGTGATAAAGCAAAAGATAGAATCGATATTGATGATATCGCTGATGATGTATTTAATGTGACTATTACAGTGAACCAGCTTAACGAACTGGCACATATATACAATGAGTCATATTTCACCGATAAAGATAGTGACGATCCAAAATGCCTGATGTCAGCAACAATTTATGACTACGCAAGAAAAGTTAAGGATGAACTGAAAACCATCGAAACTAAATTAGGTTAATAAATAAAATTTTTAATAACGCCTTAATCGGTGGGACATCACTCACCCTGAGGAAATGCAAATGAATATTATCGTCAGAAATGAAGTCGTGAATAACAAAGCCCATCCAGCCAATCAGGATGACGACATTCTTTACATAAACAAAGCCCACAAAACAGCAGAGTGTGCCAATAAATATGCACATGAGCTGCGTGCTGAATTTACCCAGTTGCTTATGCCAGCAATCACACGCACTGATGTGAAGGTAGCGGGAAGATTCACCTCATTACTTAATGAGCTTTGCTTCATGACAAAAATGACGATGGAGAACACCTCAAAGGGGGGGGGGCAATAA